ATGAACGATACCCGAACCGCCGTCAAAGCCGCGACCGCGCCCGTCGATCTGCTGGCAAAGTTCAATCCCATCATTGAGGCCCGCGAACAATTGCTGGCTACGGGTGTCGAGGATCCGTTCAACCTTGTTATGGAAAAGGTGCTCTCGCCGACACGCGCCATCTGCAACGGGCGCGACACAATCCTGCTTGGCACCTACAACTACATGGGCATGACTTTCGACCCCGATGTCATCGCCGCGGGCAAGCAGGCTATGGACGATTTCGGCGCCGGCACAACTGGCAGCCGGGTGCTCAACGGGACATTTCGCGATCACTGCGATGTCGAAGCGGCCCTGCGCGAATTTTACGCAATGGACCATGCGATGGTGTTCTCGACCGGCTATCAGGCTAATCTCGGGATCATTTCGACGCTGGCGGGCAAAGGCGACTATATTATCCTCGACATCGACAGCCACGCCTCGATCTATGATGGCTGCGCGATGAGCCGCGCCGAAGTCGTGCCGTTCAAGCACAATGATGTTGAAGCGCTTGAAAAGCGCCTTAAGCGCATCCCCGAAAGCGCTGGCAAGCTTGTGGTGCTCGAAGGGGTGTATTCGATGTTGGGCGATGTGGCTCCGCTTAAGGAGATGGTGCCCGTTGCCAAGGCTTACGGCGCGATGGTGCTGGTCGACGAAGCGCATTCGATGGGATTCATCGGCAAGTATGGCCGCGGTGTGGCCGAGGACCAGGGCGTGATCGATGATGTCGATTTCATCATCGGCACCTTCTCCAAAAGCGTTGGCACGGTCGGGGGCTTCTGCGTCTCGAACCACCCCAAGTTTGAAGTCTTGCGGCTGGTGTGCCGACCCTATGTCTTCACCGCTGCCCTACCCCCGAGCGTTATGGCCAGCTCGGCTGCATCGATCCGCAAGCTGATGCATGCAAGCAGCAAGCGTGCCCAACTGTGGGAGAACACCTGCACCCTGCACAAGGGGCTGCGCGATCTCGGTTTCCGACTCGGCACCAACGAGCCGCAAAGCGCGATCATTGCCGTCATCATGCCCAATCTCGAAAAGGGCGCGATGATGTGGGAGGCGCTGCTGAAGGAGGGGCTTTATGTTAACCTGGCGCGCCCCCCGGCGACCCCTGCGGGGATGACCTTGCTACGCTGCTCGCTTTGCGCAGAGCACTCGGCCGAGCAGGTACATACCATACTCGGCATGTTCGAGCGTGCCGGCAAGGCGATCGGCATAATCTGATCGCGCCTGGGCGCAGTCTCGGCCTCAATGCAGGGTGATGATCCCGTCCACAGCCCGCCATTCCTGCGGGCCGATCAGGTGCTTGTGCGTCACCCTCACCGAATGGAGCACGGCATCGATTTCGCGCCGCCAGAAGGCGAGGAAGCGATCAAGTTCTGGAAAATGCGGCGCGATATCATATTGCTGAATCACGAACTGCTGCAGCAGGTTGCGATGATCGGGCATGTAATAGTGGATCTCGACCGTGGACAGGCCATAGCCTTTCAGCTGGGCGAGGAATGCTCGATCCGCCATCCAATCTCCTCCTGTGATCACTGCCCAAAAACCGATCACAAAAATCGCATGAAACGGTTACCAGTCAATTCCTGATCGAATGGCAACTTGCCACATGCGGGGATCACGACCCTTTACTAACCCATTTGGTAAATTCCGATTGACATCGTGACGCTAATTGGTTATACGAGAGCATCTTCGGCGTGTTGTGATTCGCGCGGGCGGCGCTCCATCGGGAGCTCCGCCCGTCATGCGTTTACCTTGAAAAATTCCTGATGGTCAGCACCAGAACACCATGTTGCGACGGTTTGGGCAGCGAGGGCAAACGCCCGGCACAGCGTAACTGGCGCCAGCTGTTCATCGATCATCTCGCCGCAACCTCGAATGTCGCCGCCGCCGCCGCTTATGCCGGGGTTACGCTGTCCCGGGCCTATCGTGCGCGGCGCACCGAAGCCGATTTCGCGCGACTCTGGCTCGCTGCGCTGGCCGAAGGTTACCTTCACCTCGAAATGGAGCTCGTCAGACGCCTGCGTGAGGGTGATTGCCTTTGGAACGATGGGCAGAAGTTCGACTTTGCCAATGCAATCCGCCTGCTTGCCGCGCACAAAGGGACAGCAGGCAACGGGCAAATGCTGGAGCGAGACGTGAGCCCTGCTGAGGTGCGTGCTGCAATCGACCGCAAGATCGAGGACATCCGGCGACGCATGGAGCGGGCCAAGCAAGCTGACGAAGCAAGCCGATGAGCGAGCCCTACAAATGGCTCCTAAGTAAACCGGTCAAGGTCCGCGCCAAGTTTATCAGAAAGCTCAACCAAATTGAAAGGAACTTCTTTCCATACTTGTGGGAATATATCGCACGTGAGGAACAATTGCCGCCGCCCGGCGACTGGCGCGTGTGGATGATCATGGCGGGGCGCGGCTTTGGCAAAACGCGCGCAGGAGCCGAATGGGTTCGGATGGTTGCCGAAACCAATCCCGATGCGCGGATCGCGCTTGTCTCCGCATCGCTCGCCGAAGCGCGGGCGGTGATGGTAGAAGGCGAGAGCGGACTGCTGGCAATCGGTCACCCGCGCTACCGCCCCCGTTTCGAACCGTCTTTGCGCCGTCTTCGTTTTGCCAATGGCGCTCAGGCCCAATTGTTTTCGGCAGCCGAACCCGAGAGCCTGCGTGGCCCGCAGCACAGCCATGCCTGGTGCGATGAGATTGGCAAATGGCCGTTGGCAAACGAGCGGGCAACGCGCTGTTGGGACAATATGCTGCTTGGTCTGCGACTGGGGCAGGACCCACGCGTCATCGTCACGACCACACCGCGCGCGGTCCCGCTGGTGCAGCGGCTGGTTCAGCAGGAAGCCTCTGGCGAAATCGTCATAACCCGCGGAACCACTTATGACAACGAAGCGAATTTGCCAGCGCGTTTTCTGGAGGCGCTCGCGAGTGAATTCGGCGACAGCCAGCTCGCCCGGCAGGAAATCGGTGGAGAGCTGCTAACCGATATCGAGGGCGCCCTTTGGACGCGGACCTTGATCGAAGCAAACCGTGCCGGACCAAACTTTGCTGGCGATGCAAGCCTTGTGCGGGTTGTGGTGGCTGTCGATCCGCCCACCAGCGTCAATGGCGATGAATGCGGGATCATTGTCGCCGCGCTCGACAATCATGGGATCGCTCACGTGCTGGCTGACTGCTCGGTTGCGAGCGCCACGCCCGATGTCTGGGCCGCGCGAGTTGCCCACGCAGCTCGGGAGTGGGGCGCCGACCGTGTGGTCGCCGAAGCCAACCAAGGCGGCGCGATGGTCGAAAGCGTGCTGCGTGCGGCCGATCAAGGCCTGCCGATCCGCCTGGTCCATGCCAGCCGCGGCAAGATCGCCCGGGCCGAGCCAATCGCTGCACTCTATGCGGCCGGAAAAGTGCGACACTGCGGCACCTTTCCTCGGTTAGAGGACCAGCTGTGTGGATTGCTGGTTGGCGGCGGCTATGCCGGGCCCGGCCGCAGTCCCGACCGCGCCGATGCGCTGGTATGGGCGCTGACCGAACTGATGCTTGGTCGCAGCGCCCAGCCCCGGCTGGTGCGTTTCGACTGATGCGCACCGACCCCGCCAAAAAGAGGAAACGTCATGCCCTTACTCGACCGACTCCGCTCCGCCTTCAAGGGCGGGGCACGAAACCGCGTGCCGCTTGCGTCAGGAGTCGTGACCAGCTGGCTTCCAGCGTTCGACTGCAGCTTCGATGCCAACGACTATGACTACGAGCGTGCCGTCAAAGAGAGCTTTCTGGCCAATCCGATCGCCCAGCGATCGGTTCGCATCGTAGCAGAAGGATTGGGTCAGGCACCGCTCATCTGCAACGACCCACGACTCGCCGCTCTCGTCAACGCCACCAGCGCGGGCCAGTCGCTGATCGAAACCCTTGCCGCACACTTGCTGCTCCATGGCAACGGCTATGTGCAGATCATCAAGGATGCTGCCGGAGTGCCGATCGAGCTATTCGCACTCCGGCCCGATCGGGTGATGGTGGTTACAGGTCCCGATGGCTGGCCCTGCGCCTATGACTACACGGTCGAAGGCAAGCGGATGCGCATACCGGTGGAAGACGAGGACGGCTGGCCCGCGATCATCCCGATCCGGGCGATGCATCCGCTAGAGGATCACCGCGGTGCCAGCGCGCTCGAGGCAGCCTACCAGGCGGTAAAGATTCACAATCTCGCTGCGCGCTGGAACCGCTCGCTGCTTGAGAATGCCGCACGACCCTCGGGAGCGCTGGTCTATGAGACCAGCGACGGGATGGCGCTGACCCACGAGCAATTCGAGCGCCTCAAACGCGAGCTCGAACTCGCCTTCTCCGGTGCCGCCAGTGCCGGACGGCCCATGCTGCTCGATGGCGGGCTAAAATGGCAGAGCATGGCGCTCTCACCCGCCGACATGGATTTCGCCAACCTCAAAAGTGCGGCGGCACGCGAAATCGCGCTGGCCTTCGGAGTACCGCCATTGCTGCTCGGACTACCGGGCGACAACACCTATGCGAACTACCGCGAGGCCAACCGCGCACTATGGCGGCTGACTCTCCTGCCGCTTGCTGAAAAACTCTTTTCCGCCCTGCGTGAAGGCCTCGCGCCGTGGTTTCCCAATTGCCAGCTCGGGATCGACCTTGATCGCGTGCCAGCTCTGTCCGAGGACCGTGAGCGGCTGTGGTCGCAAGTATCCGAAGCCGATTTTCTCAGCCCTGCAGAAAAGCGCCAGATGCTGGGCCTGAGCCCCCAGGAGACTGTCCCATGAGCCGAGAAGACCTCCTCGCTAGCCTGATGGCCCAAGCGCGAAGTGAAGGGGCTGAGCTTGTTACCCTTCGGGCAATCGTTGAGGAAACCAGCGCGCTCGCCATCGATCGCGCGCTGCAGCGCCTCGGCCTCGGCGATGCCAGGGCCGAAGGTGATCTGACAGAATTGCGCGAGCTGTTGCGCGCCTGGCGTGATGTAAAGGCCAGCGCGTGGAAGGCGCTGATCGGATGGATTGTCCGTGGCGCTCTTGCCCTGTTGCTGCTTGGCATCATCGTGCGGCTCGGCCTGTGGGACAAGCTGTGAGCCCGCGCACGTTGGCCCCGCTTCGCTTCGCAGGCTATGCGGCGCTCTTCGATATTGCTGATGCAAACCGCGACATCATCCGGCGGGGGGCCTTTGCCCGCACCCTGGCCGAGCGGGACACACCGTTGCCGCTCTTCTGGCAGCACCATCCCAACCAGCCCATCGGTATAATCGAAAAGATCGCCGAGGATGATCGCGGCCTGAGAGTAATCGCGCGTATCGACAAGCCTGAGAGCCGCGCGGCAAAGCTGCTCGCGCAGCGGCAGGTGAACGGACTGAGTTTCGGCTTTCGTGCCCGCACCGCGCGGCACAGCGAAGCCGGACGCGAACTGCTCGATATCGATCTGTTCGAAGTCAGCCTTGTGACCCATCCTTTGCAGCACCTGGCACGGGTGCACCTTGTGACCTGACCGGCACAGACACCGGCACCCTCAACCCTTCCCACTGGCCGTCATTGGTGCGGCCTTCTTTCCACCCAACCGAAAGGCCTCTACCCTATGGAAAATACCTCTACTCTCCCCACTGCCACCGCCGCCGCGACTGATCCGCTCGAGGCAAGCTTTGACATCGTCGCCCGCCAGGATAAGCTCGAAGCCGAGGTTGCCGCCCTTCGCGTCGATGTGGACGAGGTAAAGTCCCGCCTCGACAAGGTTGCCCGCGCCGCATCGCGGCCGGCCATCGGTGGTGCGCAAGCCGACGACGGGCCAGAAATCAAAGGATTCGTGGACGGCTATTTGCGCCGCGGCCGCGAAATCGAGCTCAAGTCGATCAACGGGCTCAATCCCGCTGAGGGTGGCTACGCTGTGCCGCGCAAGATCGACGCGATGATCGCCCGCCAATTGCTCGACACCAGCCCAATCCGGGCGATCGCGCAGGTGGTGCAAACCGGCACAGCCGGCTATCGCAAGCTGGTCGCAATCGGCGGCACCGCATCAGGCTGGGTCAGCGAAACTGCCCCCCGGCCCGAAACAGCCGCGACGACCTTTGCCGAAATTGCTCCGCCTTTTGGTGATCTCTACGCCAATCCGGCTGCAAGTCAGGCGATGCTCGACGATGCCGCATTCGACATCGAGACCTGGCTCGCCAACGAGATCGCGCTCGAATTCGCCCGGGCCGAAGGCGCAGCTTTCGTCAATGGCACGGGAATCAATCAGCCAGAAGGCTTTCTCACCGCCCCTAAAGCAACTGCCGAAGACGGCGCGCGACCCTTTGGGACGCTGCAATATATCGGCTCGGGCAGCGCGACTGGTCTCGGATCCTCGATCGATGCAAAGCTGATCGATCTTATCCATTCGCTGAAATCCGGCTATCGCCAGGGAGCGTGCTTTGTCATGAACTCCACGACTTTGGCCAGCATCCGCAAGCTCAAGACTGCTGATGGTGCGTTCCTGTGGCAACCGGGCCTCGTCGAAGGCCAGCCCGACAGATTGCTGGGCTACCCGGTTATCGAGGCTGAGGACATGCCCGATGTCGCAGGTGGGACCTTTCCGATTGCCTTCGGCAATTTCCGCCATGGCTATCTCATCGCCGAACACAGCCCGACCCGGGTGCTGCGCGATCCCTATACCAACAAGCCATTTGTGCATTTTTACGCAACCAAGCGGATCGGCGGCAAAGTGCTAGATTCCAACGCGATCAAGCTGCTCAAGATCGAAGCCTAAACGGACTGTCAGGCTTCGCCGTCCCAGCACGGTCGAGCCCCAGCGCTCCCGTGCGGGGCGTCGCGCCCGCATCGCTGCAGGTCCTCCCCTGCCTGCTCTGGCGGTGCGGGCGCACCCTGTTTCGACGACATGTGGGAGACCCCGCGATGCAGCGGACAATCGTGCAGCCCCCGGTGATCAGCAATGCTGCGCTGGCGGAACTTAAACACTGGCTTGCAATCAGCCGCCCCAACGAGGATGCATTGCTTGCGCATTTGCTCGAGACCAGCGTGACCATCTGCGAGGCCTTCACTGGCCAGTCACCGCTGCATCAGACCGTTGAAGAGGTGATCGCCATTGGTCCCGGTTGGCACGAGCTGGCCTCCCGCCCGGTCCATTCGGTTCTAGCAGCCAACATTATAGCAAATGATGGCAGCCGCACAGCGCTGTCGTCCTCTGCCTTCGCGGTGAATCTGCGCGCGGCAGGGAATGCTTGTGTGCGCCTGTTGCAGCCGCTCGTCGGCCGCGCTGTGGCAATTCAGTTCACGGTTGGGATCGCCCCCACATGGGAGACGCTTCCTCCGCCAATGGCGCAGGGCATTGTTCGTCTTGCTGCACACTATTATCGCGACCGTGACAGCAAGGGCAGCGCGGTTCCCCCAGCGAGCATTGCGGCCCTCTGGCGGCCGTGGCGTCAGGTGACACTCAGATGATCCGCGTCCGCTTGCGCGGGACAGAACTCGTCCGGCACCTACGCCTGCAGGCCGAAGCCATTATTGAACGCCGTCTTCGCCACCTGCGCCGACTCCGCCACCAAAGCCACAAAGGCAGCCATCCTTGGCGCTCGGCAGCCGCGCTCTGGCCCGACTTTGTCAACCTTAGCCCGAGGAAGTGAGCGCCATGGAAAACGCCTTGCGTGCCGCGCTGATTGCCTGGCTCCGCTCCGACCCAGCGCTCGCGGCGATCAATGCGATTGAAGAAGAAAGCCCGCTTAGCACCAGTCCGCCTTGGCTCGGCATCGCAGCCAGCGCCTCAATCGACTGGGGCACCAAGGACCGGCCCGGTCGGGAGACGCGCATCGCGCTCGAACTCGAGACCCGGACCGATCTGACTGGCGGGGATACGGCACTGCTTGCGGCGATCGAACGCCGGGTTCTGACCCTGCCAATCCTTCAGTCTGAATTTGAGGTGGCCTCGATCCGCTTCCTGCGTTCGCGCAGTGAGGCGCGCGACGACAACCGTCGGGCCGCTTTGCTCGAATTTCGCTTCCGCATCCTCGCCCCTAGCACGGAGTAAGTCTATGCCTGCACAATCCGGTTCTGCCTTTCTGCTTAAGATTAGCGACGGCGCCACACCGCCGAATTACCAGACCATCGCCGGGTTGCGGACCACGCAGATGTCGATCAACGGCGAGAGCGTGGTGGTCACCCACAAGGGCTCGGGTGGCTGGCGCGAACTGCTCTCGGGAGCCGGAACCCGTTCAGTGTCGGTCAGCGCGGCCGGCATCTTTCTTGGCAGCAGCGCAGAAAGCACCGTGCGCGCCCATGCGCTGGCAGGCACGCTCGACGATTACGAGCTCTCCTTCGAAGGAGGGGAAAGGCTACGTGGGAGGTTTCTGGTTCAGCGCCTCGACTATGCAGGGGATTTCAACGGCGAGAGAACCTATATGCTCCAGCTAGAAAGCTCGGGGCCGGTTGTCGCGCTATGAGCCCGTCCGCCAATACGTTGCGCGGCGAATGCGAAGTTATCATCGCTGGCCAACGCTATATTCTCCGTCCGAGCTTCGAGCGCCTCGTCCTCGCCGAAGCTGAGCTTGGCTCGCTCTTTGCGCTGGTCGAACGGGCCTCGCAGGGAGCGCTTACGCTGGCTGAGATCACCGCGCTCATGTGGCACTGCCTCCCTGAAGACGGGCGACCTGAGCGCAGCCTCGTAGGGGAAGCAGTCGTCACTATGGGCTTGATTGCTGCCACCCGGCCGGTGCGCGCAATTCTGGCGCAAGTCCTGCAAGGTGAGACGTGACAAAGACCTTTGCCGAAGCGTCGCGCAGATGCTGCGCACTCGCGGCGCGGCTACTCGGCTGGCGACCGGACGAATTCTGGCGCGCGACGCCCGCCGAACTGGCGATGGCATTAGCCGACCCATTTTATACCGCCGCCGTAGCCCCACCGAGCCGCGAGATGATCGCCCGTATGATGGAGCGTGACCCCGATGGATGACAATCTCGATGCTTTGGTGATCGACGTGCGAGCCAGCACCGAAGGCTTTGCTGCTGATGTCGAGAACATGCGCCGGGTGCTCGACACGTCGTTGCTCGAAGGTTTTGCGCGGGCGGGGAATGTGCTCGAGAACGGTCTTCTGTCCGCTTTGCGGCGGGGTACGCTGGGCTTTGACGATCTCAAGAGGGTCGCCATCCGGGCGCTCGATGAGATCGCGTCTTATGCCTTACGCTCCGGCATTTCTAGCCTTCTCGGTGGTTCTGGCACAAGTGGCTTGGGAGGCCTAATCGGTCAGTCGCTCGGCGCCTTGCTGGGCCTGCCCGGTCGGGCAACCGGTGGCCCGGTTTCCCCAGGGCGAGCCTACATCGTTGGCGAAAGCGGCCCCGAAGTCTTTCTGCCCACCACCTCGGGCAAGATCGAGCGGAGCAATCCATCTGGCGGCCACGGACGCGATGTTCGGGTCGCGATCCAGCTGGTCGTCCCACGCGAAACGGCAGCGCCCACTGCTTTGCGCCACTCCTCGCGGCAGATTGCAAGTGCGGTGCGCCGCGTGCTCGAACAGGCCTGAAAAGGATAAGCTATGGCATTCTGGCTCGCCCGCGATCGTCGCGGACAGGAAAGCAGCTTCATCCAACGTTTCGATCCGCGCTTCTGGACTGTGAATTTCCCGCGTCCAGCAATGGCATCGGTGATCACAACCGGCCCCGATAGCCTGCAGGTCGATGTCGAGCTGCACTGTCAAGGTGATTTGGTCGGGCTGATCTGGGAAAGTGCGGATACCCTCGATCATCCTCTGCTCGCCTACGAAACCGACCGCAACTACTCACACACCACACTGCGCTTTCGATGGCAATCGGTTGGGATAATCCCACTGGACCAGCCGAACGGCCCTACCCTGACAATCGAAGGGCGTGATGCCAACGGCACCGAGCGCATATGGTATGTCAGGCTCTGGAATTATGCCCAAGGCACACCGACCGATGCCAGGATCACTCTGCCCTTCTCGGCACTAGAGAGCGGCTACGTATTGCCGGGCGAACCGGTGTATCCCGCGGATATAGACCGAATGTTTATATCGCTGGTGGCGCCCGGCTATGTCGCTGGCAGCACTGCGCCGCTGCCTCAGCGTGTCAATGGATCGGTATCACTTACCGAGATCAGCTGTGACGGTGGGCGCAGCATGATCGAAATCGGCGACGTGCTGCTGCCACCGCATGGCGAACGGATCGCGACCGCTTATGATGATGCATACAATCAAACTCCGGCGCGCCTCGTGCGTTCCATCATCGGGCTCGGCTATCGTGATGATCTGGTGCACTATGTCGGCATGAGCCACTTCATGCGGCTCGAGCGTGACACGGGTGGTGAGCTTCTCGCTCGCATGCCCGGACAACTCTGCCGACCGGCAGAAGTCTGGCATCACAACTACTTCAGCCTCGCACGGGCTGCGGATCTCGAAGTGATTGCATCGCTATCCTACGAGCTGTTTGACGCCTATTGTCCGCAAAGCTGGAAGCAGCGAACAGCCAACGGTGCTCCCGCTCTGACGGGCTGGGTGCCACCCTCAACGCTGCTTTCGCCAGCCAATCCTCAAGCCATGGCCTGGCTGGCGGATTGCGCAACAGCCTTTGTCGCCCTGCTCGAACAAGCTGGGCAGCCGGTGCGTTTCCAGATCGGCGAACCGTGGTGGTGGGTCACGGCCGCCGGTGAGATCTGCCTTTACGACGATGCCGCAAGGGCAGCTTTCGGCGGAACGCCGCCGATCATCACCGATCTGCGCGCGCCGCTCGATGCCAGCGCGATAGCATTACTCGAGGCAGCCGGAGCTCTGCTTGCGCAATCGACCGCTAACCTCGCCGCCGCAGTGCGATCCGCAGCACAAGGTGATGCAGAGGTGCTGCTGCTGGCCTATACGCCGACGGTTCTCAACCCAGCCATGCCCGATCTTTATCGCTGCAATCTTCCAGCGGGGTGGGCTGCACCGGCTTTCGACCGCCTGCAGCTAGAGGACTACGACTGGCTGACTTCGGGTGCTGATGCGGCCCGGCGCGAAGCCTACGCGGCTGTTGATGCCCGCCTAGCCTATCCTCTTGCCAAGCAGGACTACCTTGCGGGCTTCGTGTTCGATCCGTCCGTTGCGGAAGCCTTCTGGGCACGGATTGATCGGGGCCTCGATGAGGCTGCGGAACGTGGCATCACTCGACGCTATGTCTGGGCGCTGCCACAGATCTGCCGAGACGGTTACACCCGTCTGCCGCCATTATCGGAGCAAACCATGGATGCCTTCGACGATGTATTATATCCTTTTCCACTGGGTAGAAACACCACGGTTGCCCCTGAATTTTCCACGTCAATCGCGGTGACGGCATCGGGCCACGAACATCGCAACACCATGTGGTCCGACGCACGGATGCATTTCGATGTTGGGCCAGGGATCCGCTCTGAGGCTGAATTGTCGGAGCTGATCGCATTTTTCCGGGCGCGGCGCGGACGAGCGCGCGGCTTCCGGATCATGGATCCCTTCGATCACAGTTCGAACGGAATGACCGGGACGCCGACCATGACAGACCAATTGATCGGGATCGGCGATGGACTAAGGACCGATTTTCAGCTGTGCAAGTCCTATGGCGAGGGTCCTGACCGGCAGATCCGACCGATCACTCGGCCGCGTGCAGAAACGCTGTTGGTGAGCGTAAATGGTTCCGCAACCAACGCATGGACCCTACGGCCTCGGGGCGTGATCAGCTTTCACGCGCCGCCCCCGGTTGGAGCCGAAATCCGGGCTGGCTTTCTGTTCGACGTTCCGGTTCGCTTCGCCGAGGATCGGATCGATATCTCGGCCTTCAACTTCGCCGCTGGCGAGGCTCCCTCGATCCCGCTGATCGAACTGCGCGAGGCAACCTGATGCGCACATTCTTTGCAAGCGAACTCGATACGGTGGCAATTTTTTGGCGTGTCTATCGCCGCGACGGGGTGATGCTGGCCTTCACCAGCCATGACCGCGATCTTGTGTTTGGTGGTATTACTCACCACGCCGCACCGGGACTCTCACCGGCCGCAATCCGTTTGAGTGCGGATCTCACGAGCGACAGCGCCGAGGTGGAAGGGGCGCTTAGCCATGCCTCGATCCGTGAGCAAGACCTTGCTGCAGGACTATTTGACGATGCCGCTATCGAGATCGGTGCGGTGGACTGGCAGACACTTGAGCATCACGTGCTCTACACTGGCAAGATTGGCCGTATTGAGTACAACAAGTCGCAATTCGCCGCTGAACTGCGCTCAGGCAAGGAGTTGCTAGAACTAGATCTCGTGCCGCGCACGAGCCCCACCTGTCGCGCCGAATTCTGTGGACGTGGATGCGGTTTGTCAGCAATCCGTTTCACCACCGTGCGCGAACTTGTCGAAATCGATCTTGACCACAACCGAGTGCGATTGGACGGAGTGATCGCAGCCAAGTATGTTGATGGGCGACTGCGGTTCCGCGCTGGGCCGCAGACTGGTATCCGGTTCGCTATTATCGACGTCGATGGTCACTGGCTGCTGCTTGACCGGCCCCTTGTGCCCGGTACCGCAATAGGCACCAAGGCGGAGCTCATCGAGGGTTGCGATCACACGATCACGACCTGTGCAACACGGTTCGGCAATGCTGTAAACTTCCGTGGAGAGCCATTCCTGCCGGGTAACGATCTTCTTGCACGCTATGGCCGGCCATGACCCGGGAAAGTTCCCGCCTCGGCCAAGCAGCGGCGGCTCTGGTGGGATGCCGGTTCCGGCTGCACGGGCTCGACCCGGCCAGCGGGCTTGATTGCGTTGGGCTGGTCTATGCGAGCCTTGCTGCACTGGGCTTTCAGCCGGTCGCCCCACGAGGCTATGGTCTGCGCAATTTATCGATCGATCAGTGGCTCGAATTTGCGGAGCGCTCAGGGCTCGAACCGACCGAAGAAGAGCTGGGACCAGATCAGGTGCTTCTGGTGGATCTTGGCTTTGGACAGCATCACCTGATGATCACGACCGAGGAAGATGAGGTCGTGCACGCGCATGCGGGTCTTTCCCGCGTTGTGAAGCACCGGCGTGATCCATCCATGCACATCTGCAAACGCTGGCGGCTTAGGCCGACTGCAAAAGGCTAATTTTATGGCAACACTGCTGCTTACGGCGCTCGGATCGGCCATCGGTGGCCCTATCGGTGGCTCAATCGGGGCATTGCTGGGTCAACGCGCCGACAGCATGATCTTTGGCAACGGCACCCGGCAAGGACCGCGCCTGCGGGAATTGCGTGTCAGCAGCTCGAGCTATGGGCAGCCGATCGCTCGAAACTTTGGCCGGATGCGCGTTGCCGGCACGGTGATCTGGTCGACCGATCTCATCGAGACGAAGCGCAAGCAGAAGGGCCGCAAGGGCCAGCCGTCGACCATGGTTTATTCTTACTCCGCATCCTTTGCTGTTGCCTTGTCGAGCACGCCTGTGGAGCGGCTTGGTCGCATTTGGGCAGACGGCAACCTCCTGCGCGGCGCTCAAGGCGATTTGAAGGTTGGCGGAAAGATGCGTTTCTATCGCGGTTTCGGTGATGACCCGGTCGATCCCCTGATTGCGGCCGACAAAGGAGCCATCGCGCCCGCATTCCGCGACTTTGCCTATGTTGTGTTCGAGAACCTCGAGCTTGGTGACTTTGGCAACCGGATCCCGGCGCTTAGCTTCGAGATCTTCGCGCATGGCGGCGATGCGAGCGTCTCGCTGGCGCAGCTGGTGCCGGGCGCCCTCACCGAGAGCGTCAGCACCATCGATCCGCTGCGCGGCTTTGCCGACGAGGGCGGCGGGCTTGCCTCGGCTCTGGCAGCAATCGACCAGGTGATCCCGCTGGTCTGCACATCGGGCAAGGAAGGGCTGCGGATCCGCCCGCGGAGGAACAGCGCAACTGCCTTGCGCACCCTGCCCCCGCAATTGCTGCCTGACAAGCACGACTCAGATAGAGACCAGCAAAGACAGCGAGCGGGGCTCGCGGCCCGCGAGCCAGCAGTCTTGCGCTATTACGATGAAGAGCGGGACTATCAACCGGGAGTGCAAAGAACCCTTGGCACAAGGGGTTCCGGGCGCGAGACAATGATTGAACTGCCCGCGACCATGACTGCGAGCGGTGCCCGACAGCTGGTCAATGACCGCGCCAATCGGGATCGCTGGCAGCGCGAGACAATCGTTTGGCGCATCGCCCAGCTCGACCCCGGTCTGCAGCCGGGTGAAATCGTACAGGTGCCGGGCTCGCAAGGTCTGTGGTTCGTGCAGCGTTGGGAATGGTTTGATCGAGGCATCGAACTCTTGCTCGAGCGCCTGCCCCCAAATACGCTGACTGCGCCGCCAAGCGATCCGGGATTGGCCAACCTGCCGTTTGATGAGGTGATTCCTCCAACCACTCTTGCGGCATTCGAGGTACCGGCAGACGACAGCGCGGGGACAACGACGCCGATCATGTTTGCGGCCGCTTCGGCTCAGAACAAGGCTTGGCGCGGCGCGGCGCTCTACCGCGTGCAAGGAAACACGCTGGTCCCGATCGGTACAACAGGCATGAACCGGGCCATCATGGGCGCTCTTGCCGAGCCGCTGCCGGCATCATCCGCACTGCTCTTCGAGCCCGACAGCAGCATGCTGGTCGATCTTGTCGCGGACGATCTGGCCCTTACCGACAGCGATCTCGAAGGTTTGGCAATGGGAGCCAACCGTTTGCTCGTGGGCAGCGAGGTGATCCAGTTCGCGCACGCGATAGCGTTGGGAAGCCGGCGGTGGCGCTTGCAGGGTCTGCTGCGTGGCCGCGGTGGCACCGAACCGCAGGCAGCGCTCGGACATCCTGCCCAAACTGGGGTGATCCTACTTGATGACGCCCTTGTGCCGCTCGACCCAGCGGAAGTCCCGCCGATCGCCTCGACCCGTATTGCCGCAATCGGTACAGGCGATGTGCAAGCTGTCATCGCGCCGCTCGCCAATGCCGGTCTCTCGCGCCGGCCGCTGATGCCAGTGCATCCGCGCCTCTTGGTCGGGTCCAACGAGGCGTGGACCTTGTGCTGGACCCGGCGGGCGCGCGGACAGTGGCGCTGGGATGATGCCGTCGATGTTCCGCTGGTCGAGGAGCGCGAAGCTTATCTAGCCGGCTACGGACCTGTCAATGACCCTTACACGGTATGGACGCTTAGCGAGGCGCGGCTCACCCTCACGCTCGCGGAACGCTCGGCACTCGTGGCGGCATATGGGCCCGCTGCAATTTGGGTGAAGCAGATCGGCACTTTCGACCATTCGCACCCGCTGTTTCTTGCCGAACTTGGCTGA